TGGTGTAAAGTATTTTAGTGCAAAGTTTAGCGCACCTTATCAAGCAGAAGTAGAGCAAGGGGGAACACAAGCCGATAACAAGGCAAAAGAAGCTATGAGGTCAACATCGGATGACCTACCATTTTAAGTAGCGATTAATTTGTATGAGGAAGCCATCTTAACAGGTGGCTTTTTTTTATTCACAAATATTTGTTTATAAGTTCGTCTTTATAGTGTTAAAAAATAATCACTACATTTGTTTAGATACTAATCAATGAAATGGCTAACAGAAGTCGCTAAATATCACGAAGACTATTTAAGGATAGTCCGAAGCTATGGCGAAGATGTTTATGCAGAAGATATAGTGCAGGAGATGTATTTACGGTTACATAAATACGGAGATGTAAGCAAGATACTACATAAAGACGGAGAGGTAAATAAGCCATACATTTATTGGACATTAAGAAACATCTTTAAAAGCTTATGTATGGAAAGGCAGAAACATCAAAAGGTAGATTTAGAAGAGATTAAGCACCTAACTGTTGAGTACGATTACATATCTAAAAAAGAAGCAGAGTATTTACTGGAAGCAAAGCTATCTGAAGAAATGGATTCGTGGCATTGGTACGATAAAGGTTTATTCAAGTTATATAGAGACAAGGAATGGAGTTTTAGAGAGGCATCAAAGGAAACCAAGATAGGAACTAAAAGCATATTCAGTACAATTAAATACTGCAAACAAAGATTGAGAGATAATTGTGCAGAAGATTATGAAGATTATTTAAATGAAGATTACGAAAAATTATAACCAATGGAGAAAAACACGGAATACTATTTAGGATTAGACAAAAGGTCTAAAGAGTACAAAGAATGGAAGAAGCAACAACCAAGTGAGGGTTTAGGAGATACGATTGAAAAGATAACAGAAGCAACAGGCATAAAGAAAGCAGTTGAATGGTTAGCTGGAGAAGATTGTGGGTGCGATAAACGTAAGGATTCTTTGAACAAGATATGGAGGTACAGAAAGACGAACTGCCTAACAGAAGCAGAATACGAATGGCTATCAGACTTCTTTTCTAAAGGTGGTACATATAGACCAAGTGGCAAAAGAAAACTATTCACTATATACAACAGAGTATTTAATGCAAAGCAAGGAGATACAACCTGTAAGAGTTGCATCAGAGACATAGTAAACAAGATGCGTAAAGTACACGAAGCATATAATGATTAAGATAGTAGGGCATCCAATAAGGCACAAGAAAAGAATCAAAGAAATACAAGCAAGGTTTTTAGATTCTGGAGCAGAGGTTGAGGTATGCTATGAAAACACGAATCACATAACAATAACAAATGAAGACAGAGAAAGTAAAGATAGGGAAGATAAAGAATAACCCTAACAACCCAAGACTAATTAAAGACGATAAGTTCAAGAAGCTTGTTAAGTCAGTTAAGGAGTTCCCAGAGATGTTAGAAATACGTCCAATAGTAGTTGACAAAGACAATATTGTATTAGGTGGCAATATGAGATTAAGAGCCTGTCAAGAGGCTGGACTAAAAGAAGTTCATATAATACAAGCAGATAAACTTACAGAGAAGCAACAAAGAGAATTTATAATAAAGGACAATGTAGGCTTTGGAGAATGGGATTGGGATGAAATAGCAAACAACTTTGAAACGCCAGAACTGAATGACTGGGGTTTAGATGTATGGCAACCAGAAGAAGATATTGATTATAGCATATTAGACGATGAAGATTTAGCAGCCGAATTAGACGATATGACTGGCAATGTTAAAAGGGCAATACAAATAGAATTTGAAGCCGAACATTATGACGAAGCTGCAAAATTAATTAACCAAGCACGAAAGGAGGGTAAAGATGTAGGCTGGATAACATTACAAGCATTTAGAAATGAAGCATAATGTGTATGTAATATCGGCTGGTAGATACAACAATTTGCCATTTGATGATGGTCAAAAAAGGAAATATTTTTTTTGTGTTAAAAACGGAGAGAAAGAATTGTATGAAAAGGCTGGATGCTTGAATGTAATAGAAACAGGTAATTTAATGCAAAGCAGAAATTATGCCTTAAATCACGCTTTCAAAATGAACAGAATTTGCATACAATTAAGTGATGATATTAAAAAGGTTGTAATTAATAAGAACTTTGGCACTTACAAAAAAATACACTTGCAAGAAGCCATAGAAGATATTGTAAATAAATTTAACAAAGTTAAAGGCATCAAGCTTTTAGGTATTCCTCCGACGGATAATTATTTTTTTGCAAATACTTTAATTAGTAAAAATACTTTTTGTATTGGCGACTTAATGTTTATTAAACCAAACCCATTACGTTTTGATGAACAATTAACCTTAAAAGAAGATTACGATTACACCTTGCAACATATAAAACACATTGGAACAATAAGGTATCAAAAATACTTATTTACATTTGAACATTACAGTAACAAAGGTGGAGCAGTAGATATAAGAAATAGTAATGAAGAGCAAAGGAATATTAAAATACTATTTGCAAAATGGGGAAATAAAATAAGGCTAAACCAAAAACGGAATAATGAAATTTTAATATGAAACAAGTTAATTTAAGACAACAAAAACACGAAACAAAAATAGGCAAACAATGCCCATACATTGAGCCTAATATAACAGAGGATAGCATCTTCTATTTAGACGGTGAGCCTGTTGGTTTTTATATGACGCAAATGACTGATAAGATGTGTAAGTTGGCTGATATTGCAAACAAAGAATTTAATAGTAAGAATGTGCCAAAAGCAGAAATGAGTAGAGGGCCACAAGGCAGTAAAAAAGATAAGGCACAAAGAGCAAAAGAAAATATTGAATTGGTTACTCAAATGAGTGCGATACTAGGAGGTGTACCACCGAAACCACACATGCGCAGACCATACCCAACCATATCCAGCGTTCATTCGGTTAAGTCCGCTAAAACATTTATTAAAGCGATGTTAATGTTAGCCAAAGAAAGCGAACAATTAATTGAACAAATAATGCCTAAACAATATAAGGCACAAACAAAGCTATTTGAAGACGTAGATAAGAAGTGGCGATTTGGTAATTTGTTTACCAGCTCTATTAGCAATTACAATATTTCTGCACCTTTTCACAGAGACACAGGAAACATTAAAGGCGCAGTTAACGTCATTATATGTAAGCGCAACAATTCAAAGGGAGGAGATTTGCACGTACCAGACTATGACATAACTATAGGGCAACAAGATAATTCAATATTAGTTTACCCAGCTTGGAAAAACATACACGGAGTAACACCAATAATCCCAACCCACGAAGGAGGCTACAGAAACAGTTTAATATTTTATCCATTAAAAGCATTTAAAGGAATTTAATTATGGCTAACGAAGAAAACTTAATAAGATACAAGAAAGGACAATCTGGCAATCCTAAAGGCAGACCAAAGGGAAGTAAGAATAGAAGCACAATAGCAAAGAAGTGGCTATCTGTAGAGCAAGACTTAAAGAATCCTTTAACAGGAGATAATGAGGTAATGAGCCAAGAGGATTTAATGACATTGGCTTTAATCAAGAAAGCAAGAACAGGAGATGCTACTGCATACCAAAAGCTTTTAGATAGCGCCTATGGCGCACCTGTACAACAGATAGAACAAACCAATATAGAGCAACCTTTATTCCCAGATGTTAAAGAGAACGACGGCAATAGATAAGATATTAGCGTTAAAAAAACGAATCAAAATTATTCAAGGTGGAACGAGTGCTGGTAAGACGTTTGGTATCTTGCCTATTCTTATACACAAAGCAGCAGATACACCTAACCTTGAGATTAGCGTAGTAGCCGAATCAATACCACATTTGAGAAGAGGAGCATTAAGGGACTTCTTAAAGATTATGAAGTGGACTAATAGATACTTTGATGACAGATATAACAAGAGCCATTTACGTTATGACTTTGCTAATGGAAGCTTTATTGAGTTCTTTAGTGCAGACGATTCAAGCAAGTTAAGGGGAGCAAGAAGAGATATCCTGTACATTAATGAGTGCAACAATATAACCTTTGATGCTTACAATGAGATGGCAATCAGAACACGAAAAGAAGTCTATTTAGATTTTAATCCAGCCAATGAGTTTTGGGTACACACCGAACTAAAACACGAATCAGATGCAGACTTCATTATCTTAACGTACAAGGACAATCAAGGACTTGATGAGGGTATCGTAGCACAAATAGAAAAGAATCGCTTAAAAGCAAAGACAAGCACGTATTGGGACAATTGGTGGCGTGTTTATGGAGAGGGCAAAATCGGTCAATTACAAGGAGCAGTATATACCAACTATTCAATCATTGATAAAATACCAGAAGAGGCGAGATTGATAGGCATAGGATTAGACTTCGGATATAGTGCAGACCCAACGGCAATTATTGAGATATACACCTATAATAACCAAAGGATATTAAACGAGATAGCATACCAAACGAAACTACTCAATTCTGACATAGCAAGAATATTGCCTGTAAGCGTTCCAATTGTAGCAGATAGTGCAGAGCCTAAAAGCATAGAAGAAATACGCAGAGAGAAACACGGAGTACTTATAAAGGGTGCTACTAAAGGCAAGGATTCAATCAATTATGGCATAGATGTTATGCAAAGGCAAGATTATCTGGTAACAAAGAGCAGTACAAACCTCATCAAAGAATTAAGGTCATATTGTTGGGACACAGACAAGACAGGAAAACGACTAAACAAACCCATTGATAATTTCAATCATGGCTTGGATGCAGTACGCTATCATGAGATGGATACATTAGGGTTAAATAAGAATTATGGAAGCTATTCAATTAAGTAGCTACGGATAACAAAAACACGAATATTTAGTTATTAATATAAGAAGATGAAGATAGACATAACATTACCAACAGATTTGAGCGAGATACCGTTAACACGATATCAGACCTTTATTGATATGCAAGGTAAAAGCAATGATGAGGAGTTTATAGCACAGAAAATGATACAGATATTTTGTGGCATAGAACTAAAGGAAGTTATGAACATTCAGTTAAAGGACTTGAATGAATTGATAGTACACTTTACAGAGGTATTTAAACAGAAGCCAAAATTAAGACGTCACTTTAAATTAGGGGAGCATACCTTTGGATTTATTCCTAATCTGGAGCATATAAGCTTTGGAGAGTATGTTGACATAGAACACAACTTACAGGATTGGAAAACATACCACAAGGCGATGGCAGTAATGTTTAGACCAATTAAAGAGCAGTATAAAGACAAGTATTCTATAATAGACTACGAGCCAAACGAAGATATGCAAGAACTGATGAAGTTCGCTCCTTTAGATATTGCCATAGCAGCAAGTGTTTTTTTTTACGATATCGCGAAAGAATTACTAAACGCTACGCTCAACTATTTACAGAAAGAGATGAAGACAATGACCAACTCAATGAGTTCAATGAAAGAGTTCAATTTGGCAAAAAGTGGAAATGGTACTCAAGCATCTATCAATGCGCTCAAGGAGATGTCACAAGGATTGATGCAGTTACAAAACTCCAATTATCTCAATGTCTTACCTATCTCACATTTGAGAAAGAGAAAAACGAAATTGAAGCCAGAGAGCTTAACAGAAAAATGAAAAGATAAACTATGAACTACTTCGATATAATAGACAAATTAAGAACACACTTTGAGAGCGATGAATTAATATCCACCGTATCACA